GAAACTAGATCAATTACGAAAAATTATACGTGAAGAAGTCAGATCAGCTGTGAAGGAAGAGTTACAAGAAGTAATGAACGAAGCAGTAAAAGCAGCAAGTGCGCCAACAACATACACCGCACCCAGTAAGACTATTCAAGTAGAAACTCAACAACCGACTCCTACCAACCCTATTATGGGTAAGAAGTCTCTTGACGAGATGTTACAGATGACTAAAACAAACATGACTAACGAAGAGTATAAAACTATATTCTCAGGTAATGCCCAAAACGCAATGGGAGGAATACCTACTCCAACAGGAGCCCCTAGACAAAACGTAGCTAATTCACTAGCTAACCAGATGAATTTGAACACAGGAGGAGGAATAGATATATCTCAATTAGACTTTGTGAAAAACGCAGGAGCAATATTAAAAGCTTCTAACGAAAAAGATAAACAAAAAGCAGGAATAGTATAGTATGGCATTTGACGCAAAAAGAATTAACCCTATAGATCGACAGCCTAGAAAGGCAGTTGGAGTATCTCTGCCATTTTCTGGCAAAGCAGTGTTTAATTCTACTTTTGAGACGAAAGAAGCTATAAAGTCTAATATTATTAACTACCTTTTAACTGGAAAAGGAGAAAGGTATATGAACCCAACGTTTGGATCAGGTATTAGAGATGAACTATTTACAAATGTTAATAGAGAGAATACAAGTTCTTTAGAAGTTAAAGTTGCTACTGAACTTAGAAACTATTTTCCTAATCTTGCTATAGTACAACTAAGTATAACTCCATCACCCGATAGTAATTTGATATCACTAAGTATAAACTTTAGAATTAAAGACACTCAGGTAGAAGATGAAGTAACAATAAATTTTGAATAACAATGGCAAAAGACATTAACATTAAATATACGGATAAGGATTTTTCTTCAATGAAAGGTCAGCTTATAGAGTTAGCTAAGAACTACTTTCCCGATTCGTATAACGACTTTTCACCTACATCACCTGGTATGATGTTTATTGAAATGGCAGCTTATGTAGGGGATATATTATCCTTTTACCAAGACAGTCAGATTCAAGAAACATTCCTTCAATACGCTCAAGACCCAGGTAACCTTCATTCAATGGCATATATGATGGGGTATAAACCAAGAGTCAGTACCTCCTCAACCGTAGATATAGATATCACTCAGATTATAGCAGCATCCGGATCTACATACGAACCAGATTTTAGTCAAGCTTTTAGTTTTGAAGCTGATCCAAGTAAAGGTTCTGTAATAATAGTCAGTGCAGGAGAACAAGATTTCTTTATAGATACACCTGTTGATTTTTCTTTTTCAAGCTCATATGACCCAACTGAAATAAGTATATTCTCAGTAGACAATAATGCTGAAGCAGCAGAATATCAACTAAGAAAGACGGTAAAAGCAAAATCAGGAAAGCTAGTCACACGTACAGAAACAGTCGGAACAGCTTCTAAGTTCTTTACTGTAGAAATAAACGATACAGATATAATAGGTATATACGATATAGTAGATAGCGAAGGTAACAGATGGACGGAAGTACCTTATTTAGGTCAAGATTTAGTTCTTTCTGAAGCTTTAAATGTTGGAAACAATCAACAAGATGTTCCGTATATGTTATCAAGTGAAATTATACCTAATAGGTTCGTAACAAGGTTCACATCTACTGGACAACTAAACGTACAGTTTGGAGCAGGTATGTCTTCATCAACTGGTACAGCTTTTGTACCTAACCCAACTCATGTTGGAGCCGGTACTAATCAAGGTATAAGAAGAACAGATTATGCTTACGATCCTTCTAACTTCCTATTTACTGATGCATACGGTAATACCCCTTCTAATACCACTTTAACCATACGGTACTTAACCGGAGGCGGAATAGAATCTAATATTGAAGCAAATACAATCACAGGAGCTACATATACAGCAAACGCTACAGACGATACATACCGTACATCTATAGAATTTACAAATCAAACACCAGCGACAGGGGGAAAAGACAGTGATTCTGCAGAAGAGATCAGACAAAACTCTCTCAGAGCATTTCAAGAACAAGGTAGAATCGTTACAAGAGAAGATTATGCTTTTAGAGCATTAACTTTACCTGTGAGATTTGGCTCTATAGCTAAAGCTTTTGTAACCACAGACGCCGAAATACCTTCTGCTACCACTAATATATATAATCCCCTAGGAGTATGTATATATGTATTAGCTTACGATAGTAACAAGAAATTGACAGTACCGTCGTTAGAATTAAAACAAAACCTTAAGACTTATATAGCTCAATTTAAACCACTAACTGATGGATGTACAATCAAAGATGGATACACAGTAAATATAGGTGTTAAATATGATATCATAACTTTACCGAGTTATAGTTCAAGAGATGTTTTGATAAGATGTAATCAGGCACTGACACAACATTTTAATATTGATAACTGGTCTATTAATCAACCTATTAATTTATCATCAATTTATACGCTGTTAGATCAAGTGAAAGGAGTTCAAACAGTACAGGATGTAAAAGTAAAAACCAAAGTAGGAGGTACCTACAGTAAATATGATTACGATATAGAAGGAGCAACTAAAAATAATATAGTTTACCCTTCACTTGATCCAATGATATTTGAAGTAAAATATCCTGCCAGTGATATACAAGGTAGAATAACAACATTATAAGATGGCGATATATAAACTATTTAGTACAAAAGATACCTTTATCTACACCGAGAAGCAATTAGCTAACTTAGGTAGAGATGAACTACTTGAAGTAGGTGGATACCACAACTCAGGAGGAGGACAAACTTTGAGAACATTAATCAAGTTTGATACAGCAGAAATACAAGACATTATTAATAATAAAGCAAACGGAGGAAACGTACAAACTAATTTGCATATGTATTTAAACTATGCTAATGAACTTCCTATAGACTTTGATGTTAATTGTTACCCTATAGCAGAAGATTGGGATGAAGGGTCTGGTAAATTCGGAGATACACCAACTAACAGAACAGGAGCAAGCTGGAACTATAAAAACGCAGGAGCAGCAAACCATTGGCCTACCGGTAGTTTTCCAACATACGTTACAGCATCATTTGAAACCACTGTTTTAGGTGGAGGTACCTGGTATACCGGTTCTGCAGATAGCACATTAGAGGCTGTACAGTCTTTCAATAAAACTTCTGATCTTGACTTAGACATAGATATTACCAGTGGAGTATTAATGCATTACAGCGAAAGCTTAGACAACAACGGCTTTATATTAAAACTACCAGATAACTTAGAAAATAATCTATCAGCTTCTATTAGGTTAAAATACTACGGCAACGATACTAATACTATTTACCCTCCTAGTTTAGATATAAAATGGGATGACTACATTCACTCATCTACTCTCCCAGAGATAAATGATCCAGAAGTAGTAGTAAGTATTAAGAACAACAAAGGTAAATACACAGACGAAGGTAAACAAAGATTCAGAGTTCATGCTAGACCTAAATATCCAGCTAGAACATTCACAACATCTTCTGCCTATACAGTTAACTACACTCTACCTACTGCATCTTATTGGGGCTTGAAAGATGAGAACACAGAAGAAATGGTATTCGACTACGATAATACATTTACAAAAATAAGTGCAGATAATACTTCTAACTATTTCGACATTTACATGGACGGTATACAGCCAGAAAGGTACTATAGGTTACTTATTAAAACAGAAATAGACGGAACTACAACAATTATAGATAATGATCAAGTATTTAAGGTAGTAAGAAATGGGTAAAAAAGTAGAAATACAAAAGACTGTTTTTAATCGTAAATCCTTTCAGGAGGTAATCGACAGAGATTTTAAGTTTTTCAAAGAACTTGAACCTGTTGTAGACCCTGATACTATAGAAGAGTTATTTAGATTATATGATAAGTTGTATATTACTATTCCTATAGAAGGTCAAGGTAATACTCATCAATACTTAGTAGAAAGAAGTTCTGAACTATATAAAATAGATGCACAATTAGACAACATACAACCATTATTAGATGAAATAGCTTCTTTAAGAGTGCAGCTTTTAGACGATAAAAGACGTATACTGGAACTAGAAACATCTTTAGCAGGAGGAGGTCAACTTGACTTTGATTCTGCAGAACAAATGGAACTATTAAAATCACAACTTGGAGCAGCTAACTCTACTATAGCAACCCTAGAACAAGCTAATGCATTATCTAATCAAGCAACAGAACAAGCAACTGCTGCAGCTAACGCTGCTGCGGAAGCCGCTACTGCCGCTGCACAAACAGCATCTGAAACTTCTCAATCTTCACAAGCCACTACACAGGCAGTAACTGAGATTAAAGAACTACTTAATAAGAAAGGATCTTCCTTAAGGTATGCACGTAAAGCTCTCGAAAAACCACAAAATGCATGGGTTGCAGTCAAGGGTTTTAGAATGTACGGCAGAAGGGTAGTAAAAAACCTTTGGTGGTTATACTCAGATACTAAAGAAGATAGTAGACGCTATTCAGAAAGATTCAACAGAAGACAGCCTACTAAATACAATTACTTAATACCTAAATCTAAAGACCACTTAGGAGACTTAACCTTAGATTTTTTGATATCTGAATTAAAACAAGCAGGTTTTAAAGCACAAGAGATAGTTGATGGATGTCAAGCATTTAATAATTTTAAAAATAATGCAAGGTTTAGGTTAATTACATACAAAGATAAGGACAGAGAAGACGAAGTAGGTTACGTCTGGATAGATTAAAAGATATGATGAAAACAAAATATACTTTATTAGATGAGAACTTAAATAGTATACCTGAAAACGAGGTTATATCTGATAACGACTTATCTTTAATTGATAATTATAAAATCAATAAAAAGTTTACTGAGGGTATAGACTATGTTGAAGGGCATATTTACTCTGTTACTAATGAATTGTTGTATTCTAACTATGAGGTAGAAATACCATTCATGGATCAAATTAGTGATGAAAGTGACGGACTAAGTCAACTTAGCTTTGAACCTACAGATTTTACTATTCAATCTGGTTTTGAATATTCAGACACTAAGGTAGTAATGCACTTTCTTAAAGACCTATATACCCAATCAGGACCAACATCTAGGTTTTATATTGATAAAATAAGCAGTGACAGAAAAGAAATACTCCTTGCCTCTACAGATATAAGTGTTAACAATTTAATTAACACTACAGAAAAAATAAGAAGTAGATTTAATGAAGGAACATATTTAGAAGAAATTTACCTAAATCTAGGTAATAATGACCTTTTAATAGCAACTAATATAGATGTTTACGAACAAACCAGTAAATACACAGTTGCATTAAAGTTATATGAACCTCTACCTAATTACTATAACTTAAAACAAACAGGACAGTTAGTAGAAAAATTAAGTGATTCTGTAGCTGTAAGAGTAGATGTCACTATAACCGAAGATGCTGAAATAACACCGAAACTAAGAGGAGCTAATTTTGATGTAGAAACTGGAGCTAATTTAGCCTCACCAACAGAATATCAAACATATGATGAATTAATTAGTTTTGATTCAAATAATTCAAATAAAGAAGTACTATCTTATTTAGAAGAAAAAAGCGTAACATTAAACATAGACTACTCAGACTTATCAAACTATATACACTTTTCTTCTGCTGTTGAAAGATTAGAGAACTTTAAATATAAATTAAATTTACTAGAATCTTATGAAAACGCTTTAGTTAATATATCTAACTCTAACGTTCAAACTAACCATAATAATAAGTATAACAGCTTAATACAAGGAGTACTGAATAATTTTGACCATTACGAAAAACACTTGTATTTCGAAAGCGGTTCTACAAGCTGGCCAAAAACATCTAGTAATAAACCATACATTAACACATCAA